GATATCGCTTTTTTAAAACCTAACAATGAGGTAGATCCTACACTTAAGGAGTTATTGCAAGTAAAAAATTCTGTTCCCTATACCCCCCCGCAAGCTGCGCTGGAAGACAAAGGTAGAACTCCCATTAGAGCAGAATTGCTGATTGGTACTACAAATACAAAGGACTTGAATTTACATGCATACTTTGCATGTCCCTTTGCGATTGCACGACGATTGCCTTATGTGATCACCGCCAAGGTCAAGCCAGAATATACAAAGTGCGGTTTTATGGCAGATTCTAGTCTTATACCAATAACACCAGAGGGTGATTACATGAATATTTGGTCCTTTCGTGTAAGTGAACCACGTCCCAATTCAGATGATGGTGATGTTGATGCACAACAGACTAAATATACCATTGTTGAAAACTTCGACAACATACATGACATGTTGGCTTGGTACATCAGTATGGCTGAAAAACATAATTTGGCCCAATCGAAAGCTTCAGGTGCTGAAAATTCCATGCGTGCAGCAAAAGTGTGTAAAATGTGTAAAAGAATATCTCTGCAGTGTGGGTGCCATGTTGCACAAGTTGATGAGATCGATGAGATCTTAGGTATTGGGCATCAAGTTCCCACACAACCAAATGGGATTCAGCATCCAGATAATGATCTTTTAGCTAATTTTCCTCTATATGTTAAGATTATCTTATTTGTAGTGGAAAAAATGGCAATTGCTGGTCTAAATGCACCTATATTTGATTTTAACAAATTAGACACAACAGCAAAAGTTTTACTCATTGCCTTCGTAGTTCGCTTAGCTACTCTCTCTTATCTTTCTTTCTTGATTTGTTTACTTATGTGGCCAATCTATTATATATATGTTTATATGTTTATTATACTGCGTTTTTGCATGGAATACATATTTGGCTTTAATTGGCGCTATAAATTGGTGTATCGGCTAATAGGCAATAAAGAGATATGCTTGAGACTGCTATTTCGTATAGCTGGCAATAGAGTGCGACGGATACATTTCTCAACCAGAAGTTTAGAGATGTTGCGGGCCTATATAGTCAAACCTATTATACTAGTGGCCATATGTAAACTCATATCTCATTTTATGGGTGATACTAAGAAGAAAAATAAGCCGCAGAGTGGGATTGTGCCAAAGGCACATGATACAGAGAAGACAACGTACTATTACACTGATCCATATAAATTGTCTCCTACTGATTTATCACCACAATCCAAGTGTACTACGGGTGATATACTGCATAGATATGTATCTTACGCCACTGCTAGATTGATCATGAAATTTGATGCCATGGAAGGTCGTTTGACTTCCACCACTGCACTTAATGTTAAAGGTAATCTTTGGTTAGTCAATAAGCATTCCTTTAAGTACAGAGAAGGTACTTTGAGTGTTTTATTTGATGATGTCAACCAGAATGTGTCTAGAAACATCAAAGATTATAGATTCACTGCGAAAGATTTTGTTGAGCTAGGGGAAGTAGAAGATGCCATGCTCATTGAAATAACAGCTTTGCCACCAGGTAGAAATTTGTTGCCTTATTTTTTAGTAGATACTGCAATTGGAGGTAATTATAATGGCACATATCATTTGGTGAGCAAAGATGGCATACATTCTTCAAAAACCGTCTGTAGTATCTCCATTGGCAAATGCCCCGTGTTTGGGGTAATGGGATATCATGGTAAAGTGAATATTCCTACTAACTTCGGTGATTGTGGTTCTGCATGTATTGCTGAAGTGGGAGGAGCCAAGGTCATTTTAGGTATACACACTTCTGGTAATGCTAGGGAAATGATTTTTATTCAACATATCTCTCAGAGGATGGTACAGATGGCAACTACCCGCTATCGTCCACAGGTAGATATGGGCGAAATCCCTCATAGTGCTCCTGGATGTGAGAGAGTATTAGGTCAAATTCATGAAAAGTCATCATTTAGATTTGTTCCTAAAGGTACAGCCACTTTGTATGGTAGTTTTTTGGGATATAGACCTAAACACAAATCACGTGTTAAGAATACGTTACTTGTGGAAGCTTTGCATCGTAGAGGTGTGGAGCCGGGCTATGGTAAACCAGATATGACTTGGAAACCATGGTCTATGGCGGCAAACGATATGACTAAACCTTTCTTAAATGTGAGACGTGACATAGTGGATATGTGTGCCGAAGCCTATTTTGAGGATATCAAGGAGGGTCTAGGTGATAAAATCAAGGAAATTGCCAAATATACTACTGATGTCGCACTGAATGGAGTTGATGGTATAGCCTATGTTGATAGGATGAATGTGAACACTAGTGCTGGCAATCCCTTTAAAAAGTGTAAGAGAGAATTCATGACATTTGATGAGCTTAATAAAATTACTGATTTAGATCCAGTTATTAAGCAAAGGATGGAAGATATTCGCAAGTGCTACCGTGAAGGTAGACGCTTTCACCCTCAATTTTGTGGCCATCTCAAAGATGATCCTTTACCATTTGAGAAAATAGAGTTGGGGAAAACAAGAGTTTTCACTGGTAGTGAGATGGCGTGGTCGATCATCGTGCGTGAATATTACTTGTCTATCATTCGCATTATTCAAAATAATCCCATACTATTTGAGAGTATGCCTGGTGTCGTGGCGCAATCTACTGATTGGCAGGCTATGTACACTCATCTTAGCTATTTTGGTTTGAATCGTATGGTGGGTGGTGATTACAAGTTGTTTGATAAGTCTATGATTGCTCTATTCATCATGGCCGCATTTGAGGTTATGATTAAAATGGGAAAGGAAGGAGGTATGTCTGAAGAAGAACTTCTAGCTATGCGTTGTATAGCTTATGATACTGCATTTGCTTGTGTCGATTTGAATGGAGATTTGGCCGAAATGCAAACTAATCCTTCTGGTCACCCATTGACTGTTATTATCAATTGTTTCGTCAACTGCATTTATATGCGTTATGCTTTCTATCTCTGCACTGGCTTGCACCCTCGGGAATTTAAGAAATATGTTCACTTGGTGACATATGGTGATGATAATTTGATGGGAGTTAGTGAGGCGTGTCCAAAATTCAATCATACCAGAATTGCGGTGGCCTTAAAAGCCATTGGTGTGACTTACACGATGGCAGATAAAGCAGCAGAGAGTGTGCCTTATATACACATGGATGAATGTTCCTTTTTGAAACGCAAATTTGTGTTTGATAAGGATATTGGAGCCATAGTAGCTCCATTGGATCACTCTAGCTTTCATAAAATGCTGACCAGTTATGTTGATCAAGGAACTTTGTCACCGGAAGCACATTCTATCTGTGTTATAGAGACTGCACTGAGGGAATATTTTTTCCATGGCAAAGATGTGTTTGAAGAAAAGTACAGGATGTTTAAGGAGATAGTGGAAGAACTTAAATTAGACTTGTGGGTACGTGATTCAACCTTTCCAAATTATGATGCCATGAGAGAGGAGTTTTGGGCAAAAGATACACACAATTTCAAGCCTGTGTTAGTATGGGTTTGTTAAGTGGTATCTGGAGAGCACACTCCGTAATAAAGCTGTGGAAATACCCCGCGTGTGGTGTGCGATAATCATCACCTTATAGTTACTTGTGAGTGATTCCAACAAGTAACTTATTTTGAATCACCAGACCTTACTGTTTAAAGGGTGGGCGCACTTACGTATATACTGTAGACTGATTATCTCTGTATATTAAAATCTATCGGCAATTCTTTTAAAGGTATTCGATCCCGAGTAAGATCGAAATGCTGCACACAGGAGCTAAATCTTGTGTCTGATCCTCTTCCAGTCGAAGGGGCCCGAATGTACAGTGGATGTACATGTGAACGTGACACTAAATACGAATATGTTAGCTCAGATTCTATGTCTGACTATGTTGCTCAGAGTGAGATAGTAGATTATATGGATGAAGCTGGTGGCTTGACCATTGGTCAAGCCTCAGGAGGTAGCATTGGTGCTGTAGTCGATGCCACCGTTGATACAGACATTTCTAAGTTCTTTGCGCGTCCCTTGCGTATTGATACTTACACCTGGTTGGAATCCGATGTAAATGGAACTAATCGGACTATTTACCCTTGGCATTTATGGGCCACGAATGCATACGTGCAAAATAAATTGAATAATTATGCCTTTTTACGTGGCGATTTGCATGTTAAAGTAGTTATAAATGCGTCACCATTTTACTGTGGTTTGACACAAATGGCATATCTTCCTTGTTCAGGCTACAAGTCTAGTACCATTGTCAATGATGCTGCCAATCGGTGGTTCATCCCACTTTCTCAACGGCCTCATTTGTATATTGATCCACAGGTCCAGGAGGCTGGAGAGATGGTCTTGCCCTTCATATTGCATACCAATTTCTTGGACAACACAGTTGCTACTGCATACACTAATATGGGCCAGTTGGATTTCACAGTCTATAGTGTATTGAGTAGTGCAAATGGTGCTACAGGTACGGGTGTTTCTATCACTACATATGCATGGATGGAAAATGTGATTCTTAGTGGTGCAACCGTTGGTTATGCGGCTCAGAGTGACGAATATGGTGAAGGCTGTGTGTCAAAACCGGCTAGTGCACTTGCTCGGGCCAGTTCCTACTTTGAAGCTATCCCAATTATAGGGCCTTTTGCTACTGCTACCCGCATTGGAGCCTCAGCGGTATCTAGTATTGCATCTTTATTTGGTTTCACCAATGTGCCTGTGATCAGGGACACAGTACCTCAACGTCCAGAGCCCTTTCCTAAATTGGCTTCAAGTGATATAGGCTATCCTCTAGAAAAGCTTACGTTAGATCCGAAGAATGAGTTGAGTATAGATCCACGCATTGTAGGTTTGAGTGATGGAACTGATGAGATGATGATTACCAGTATCGCGGGTAGGGAATCATATCTCACACAATTCTTTTGGACATCTGCCCAAACTACAGATACCCTACTGTTCTACAGTAGGGTTAATCCTAGACTTTATGATAATGATAATCAAACTATTGCAAAATTATACATGACACCTATGTGTTTTGTGTGCAATATGTTCGATCATTGGAGGGGAGATATCATATTTAAGTTCAAGATAGTGGCGACGAAATATCACAAAGGTAGATTGCGAATTTCGTTTGATCCAAGTAATGATCCAACGCGTGATTTGTCTACAATAACTAATTCCACAAATATAGTTCACACAGTTATTGTAGATATTGGCGAGACTCATGAAGTGGAGGTGAGATTGCCATACCAACAAGCTAGAGCATTCCTGGCAATTCGGCCTAGTGTCACAGCGGCAGAAAAGGGGTGGGCCATCAATTCTGCCTTTGGTACATATCCGTACAACGAGGAGTATGATAATGGGGTCATTACTGTGCGTGTCTTGAATATTTTGACAGCCCCTATTGCTGCAGCTGATGTTAATGTGATGGTATATGTGAAAGCAGCAGAAAATTTTGAGTTGGCTAATCCTACTAATGTGGATCCATCTCACAAGTTATCCTACTATGCTGCCCAGTCAGAGGAATTTCAAGAAATTCAAGAGGATAAACAAGTGACTTGTGGTAAGAAACACTCTTTCAATCAAGAGCAATACAAAGTCAACTTTGGTGAAAATGTTAGATCGATACGTCAATTATTGAGGCGCTATGAATTTCATAGTACTAATTGGTTTGACGTGCCACTAAATGCTACAAATGCATATCATGTGGCTCTCAAGCATTTTTATAAACCACCCACGACTCCAGGTTACTTGACTGGGGCACCTGAAACAGCTAATATGATAGTTGGCGTAGGAACTTATGCCTATAATTTCTGTCAATTCACGGCTATTGCTTATGTTTCAAATGCCTATTTGGCATACAGAGGATCCATTAATTGGACTTTTAATCCTCTGACATCTGGAGATTTGCCTCCAGAAATGCGAGTTACGCGCAATAACGTAAACGGCTATCTAGCATCATATGCTACAGTCACTACTGCATTGACTTCAAAGTCAGTCGCCGCGAGAGCAGTAATGAATAGCCGATTTTCAGGCCTGACAGCACAGGCCATCACTAACACAAATACCAATAGTGGAATGAATGTGCAATGCCCTATGTATTGCAACACCAAATTTCAGTATACAGTACCATCATATGCCAATCAAGGCGTATCAACAGATGGCAGTATACTCGATCAGTTCACATTGGAGGTAGTGATGAAAACAAATGCTTCTGCAACAGCTTCACCTTTGATGGTAAATAGCTATGTAGGAATTGGGACGGATTTTTCATTATTCTGTTTCTTAAACGTCCCAACAATTTACATTTACTCCGCAGTTCCGACTGGGGTGTAGGTGAGTGAGGAAAAGGTAAAGTGGAATGACAGTCATTTAAGACAATCACCAGGCGGACGGGTCGCCACCTCTCGAAAGAGTTTGAACCCCGGCAAAGATTTATAACATACATCTGTATTTTTTAGTAGGTCTTTGCGGACCGAAAATTTTTTCTCTACAGAACCCGTATGTTTTAACTTTTTGTCGGATGAAATCCGAT